TCTTTGCGCCAGAACGGGTTAATGTTTGTGGCAGCAACGTTCAGGAAGTTGATCGGAGCAGTTGCCGAAGTCGAAACCACTTCCACGTTCTGATACTGAAGCTCAGCATCGGTTGGCGTGGAATTGGCACCGATGATCGGCGGGCTGATGATCATCGTGGTTCCGGTCAAAATCTCAATGACGCGGAAGGTCTTCAGTTCACCAGTCGAACGCTTGGTAATGTGGTGAACGGCTTCGATGCCATCAATCGTGAACGCATCACCCGCAACAGTGCCAGTCGTCGTGGAGACGGTGACGGTCTGATAGCGGTTATCAACGTTCAGGACGCCTGCAACGCTAGCGGTGGTCGCCTGCGGAACATACCGAACCTGAGCGCCATTGGTAGCAATCGTAGGTGTTGCAGCATTTGCAGCGCAGCGGTTCGCATAGTCCAGCTTGTAGGTTGAGAAGCTTGCGACTTCACCGACGAACGAGCGCTCATACGCATTAGCCGACTTGTTGCCGGTGAACGAACGGGTCGCCACCGCCAGGTTGCCGGCCATACCGTTATAATCGCGGCTTGACAGAGCGAGGTAGCGATCTTCCGACATAACACCCTGCTCATTCATGATGCTGTCGCAAAGTGCAATGTCATCATAAGTGCCAGCAGCGGTTGCCACGTCAACAACAAGCGTGCCCTGAGCAGAAGCCAGATCCATAACGGACAGGTTGATGTCAGAAGCCAGCTTCTGCTTTGCAGAGTCGCCAAGACGGCCCTCCTGCAACGCATCGCGCAGTTCCAGAGCGTTCATTTCCCAAGCCGAACAAGGGCTGAAGCCCAAGGTCGAAGGAACCGAAAGCTGTGTCATGGTCGAAACGTTAGAAGCAATAGAGCTGCCAACGGTCCGAGTGAACGACTGAGCGATGTAAGGCTGCGGACGCCACATGGTGTCACGAGCGCGTTCCATCGTTACGCCGTTGGTGTTGTAGATGGTGATGTTCTTGGACAAGATAAGAGCATCGTTAAAACCTTCGAGAATGTTCTCGAAGGCAACGATCTCTTCTTTGGAAAATGCGTTAGCCATTGTAATTACTCCAAATTAGTTTGATTTTTTACTGCGTTTATAAGCCATGACCTTTGATAAGTCTCCGGTCTTCAAGGCTTCGTCACGCAAGCGATCTAGGGTTGAGTCCACACTGCCAGAGATGCGGCCACCTCCACTGGAGATGGTGCGTTCAGGCGATGCTGCTGCCTTGCGATTTGTAACTTTCAACTGAGTCTCCAGTTTTGCGACCGCGAAGGCAAATTTCACAGGGTCGGTGATTGAGGCCAGTTCCTTTGCGCGCACAGTATTTTTGCCGAGCGCATAAATTATCAACGCGGGATTGTCAGAACCTTGGATAACGATTCCCTGCTGCGTGATACTGAACGCTTCCAAGGCGACTGCCTCGGCATCTTCATAATCATGCACCTTCAGCGAGGCTCTCGCCTTCGCGTATGAATTAAGTTTGCCCTGCCAAGCTTTGGATTCAGCATCTCGCTGGGCCACTGCTTCGGCTTCGGACGCATCATGAATGCGTTTGTCGTCGTACCAGGCGGACAACTTGTTTTCATATTCTTCGGAATCGTAATCGCAATCTTCGAGGCTGGGCTTCTTACCAAGTGCGACCGGCTTGATCTCAGTCGCTGCGGTGTTGATCTGTGCCTCTAGTTCGCGAATCTTTCGTTCTTTTTCCCGATTGGATTTACGCAACTCGCGCACCCATGCTGGCGCACGAACTTCTTCCTCTTGAGGTGGCGATTCCTCACCTATCGAAACAAGCACATCATCTTCACCATCGCCATCATCGTCAGCCTCGACGGAATTGTTCTCATCGTTGGCTGCTTCATTGGCTCCGGTGTCGATCTCGATATCATCGAGCGTGCTGTTCTCCAGTTCTGCCGTTTTCATAAGTACCCCGTCAAACTCATCCGAATTGCGTGGCGGATGGGACCACATTCACTCGGGGCTGCAACGCTGCCCCAATCTTTTCAGCCGTCTCGATTGCAGACTTGCGCTGATCAATGTCGATGGTGGAGAGCGTCTCCATAGTCTTTGCCTTGCTTTCCTCAGCGCGGGCCAGGCTGTATTCTGCATTGGCCTGAGCCTGAATGGACTTGGCCTGGGCCTCCTCGGCTGCTGCCATGAGATAGACCGACTGCGGATCAGGCTGCTGGCCTTGAGCCATAGCCTCCATCATCGCCTGCTGCTCTTCCTCGGTTGGCTTGATCACGCCCATCTGCACGAGCTTGGTCCGGAAGAAGTCCTTAATGTCGCCAATGCCTTCGCCATCCATGTTCATGATCGCCATCGACTGGAGGATCATCTGCGTTTCAGGATCGGACGTGACTTGCATCATGCCGGTGAGGGCGCGCACGGTTGCGTCCCTGCGGCTGGTAAAGGACGGGCCAACATCGACCGACACATCAAAGGTGGCCTTGCTGAGATCGTTCTCATACGCCAGTTCGCCGGTTTCCTGATCAATGATCGGCTTCATGAGTTCAACGGAAGATACCTGGTCCATCTGGTCGATGGCCTTCATCTTACGCTTTTCCTCAACGTAAACGTCTTTCGCCATCGATAACCAGATTTCACCGCAGCGCCGCATGGATTTAGCCATGTTGGTCATGTAGATGAAACTCTGCATGTCCAGGCGCGTCTGGATCAGCTCGACAGCCTTGCCGCTGATGTTAGACACCATCTTTTCGGCCTGCTGATTGTTGCCGAGGATTTCCGCCATATCAATTTCGGTGAGCTGGAGTAGCGCAGCCATTGCGGGCGGGATCGCAGCGGACTTGGTATAGGCGACAGGACCAGCGGCCTGCGTCTCACCATTCGGGCCAGTGATCGGGTTGATCAGGAGGTAAGGATAGTTGCGGATATTATCCTCGGCCCACATGATCTGATGACCGGCCACTTGCTCAGGCATGAGGATCGGCTTCTCGATGGAACTTAGCGCGCTGATCTCACCGAGCTTGGATAGCTGCATGTTCTTGAGGCGCTGCGGATCTTTCGCCAGGCGCACATGGCCCATGCAACGCTCGACGTTATCGACGAACCAACGCTTGCCATAATACGGGACGATTGGGATATTCTTACCAGCGATGTAGCCAGCATCCTCAAGGATGCCGCCGCCACTCATGATGTACTTGTGGATCTTGCGCCGCTTGACGCGCTTCTGGCGCATCTCAATGGTGCCGAGGCTGAACAGCGTTTCCTCTAGCGTCTCGTCTGCGTCAAAGTCGGCCTGGGTATAACGCTCTTCCTCGCCTTCGATGGTCTGGAAGATGCGGATTGTCTCGCGCACTTCCTCGACGCGGTAATATTCCGCAACGTAAACTACATCCGGAGTGTTCCAATCGAATTGCGACTGGTGAATAATATTCGGCCAACTGGCCGGATCGTCATCGTATTCGTCAATGTAAGATGCACGGGTCATTGAATAGAGGACGAAGCAATACTTGGCGTCCGACTTGTCCTGCTTCTTCGCATCTAGATCAAAGAATACAGAACTGTCCGCGTCATAGATCGGCTCAATGCGGATGCGCTGCTTTTCGTTATCATCATCTTCGTCATCTTCGTAAGTCGTGCGGAGACGCCAGGCACCATAGCCACCGCCAACACCTTCCTCGAAGGCATTGTCGAACGCCTCATCGGCCACGCTGTCCTGTTCATCGGCGCGGTATAGTCCGTTGCAGGCTTCGGCCAGCTTGTCGTTTTTGGAGCCATCCTTGGAGACAAAATCAACAGCGATCCGGTTGTTGCGGTATTCGTTGATGATGCGGATCACACTCATGTGGATCTTGTTCACCTCGAAGCGCGGCTTGTTCTCGAACTGCTCGCCAAGTGGGCCTTCCCACTGCGCCCCAGCGATTGAATAGAATCTGCGGTCCTGGAGACATTGCAGACGCTCGTCACGCATCACCGACTGGCAGCGATCAAACTCGTTCAACGCGGCTTCATGCACGTTGCCAAGTCGTTGATCTCTGGTCGGTCTAGCCATTTACCACCTACTCATTGTCGCCATTGGCGTGAACTCAACAGCCTTTTTAGGGACTGCACGACGACTTGCCTCGCACGCATAACGCAATGCGTCAATCAAGTGGTTATCACGATCTGCGAGAACTGGCAAGATTGCTCCGGTGAGGCCATCGGTCTTGTAACTGTAACAGGTCAATTCATCAATGGTGTGTTTGCAACGCGGATGCACAACGATGTCATGACTCTTGAGCCACTCAACACCTTCCTCGACCGACTTCGGGCCTTTGACGGCTGGCATGATCTTCGGGAATCCATGCCGCTGCATATGGCTGATCGTCTCCGGCCTGGCGCTATCAGCGACGATCGGCCACTTCTCGGATTCAGGAACGGTCAGGAAAAGATCTGGCGTATCCATGATCTCGCAGCCGACGCGATACGCCTCGTGGTCCACGTAAAGAGTGCGGCCAACAAGGTGACAACGCACAAGAACGGTAGGATCAGAAGCAAAACCCCAGTCCGCGCCAAAGCGATGGGTCGCATCTTCAGGAGTTTCGAATTCCTCGACGCGCCAGTTGCGAAATACTCGTGCCTCAGAATTCGCAACGTATCCGCCCAGCCAAACGTGTTTATATTTGTCCGGATCTCTTCCTCGGTCATACTCCATCTCCGCTTTAAGGACGTTAGGAAACCACGGGTTATCTTTGTAATTGACCTCGCGCACGATCGCGTTTGGTGGCGGACTATCGCCACGCAACAGCGCATCGACAGGATCGCTGTTGTTGAGCGGGTTCCAGGTGAACCACAGCTCGGAGTCAGGCTTACGGATTGTCGGACGCAATAGGTCCAGCGACCTTTGAGAGAGCGATTGAGCTTCTTCCACCCAGGCGCAGTCATAACCTTCGAGAGACTTGATGGAATCGCTGGTGTGGTTTTGCATCCCCTGGAAGATGATCAGGCCATCCCCGTGCCGCGATTTGATCTGGCTCTCTTGGATTTCGAAATAGGATTGCACGCCAAGCTGCTCGATCTTGAGTTCGAGCAGGCGCTTGACCGACTGCGCCAAAGACTTCTGGATCTCGCGCACGCAAACCGATCGACGTTTTTGATCGATCACGTGCGCCTCAATCATGGCCTCAGCAAAGGCATGGGACTTGCCAGATCCACGACCACCATGTGCGCCCTTGTAGCGGGATGGATCGAGGAGCGGCTTGAACCAGCGAGGGGTCTTAATCGTCAGCGTCTGTGCCATCAATCACCTGGCGCTGAATGCGTGTAACCATGTTCCCGCTGATATTGAGCTTCGCCGGTTCGTTGTATCCATGCATCGCATTAAGCTCCTTAACCGCCGAAACCTTCACCGATCCTGTGCCTTCGCGGTACGCAGCGACCAGAGCCTTGACCGACATTTCGCGGGACCAAAGCTGCTTTTCCTGAACGCTTTCGCGCAGCTCAGTGATCCTTGCTAGTATCTTGGCATTTTTCATCATGCGACTGGTCAGCGGATAGATGCTGCTGTCACCCATGTTATTGCCAGCATAAGCCGCACGATAAGATTCAGCCTGGCCCAGCCCATCAGCGATGCCCTGACAGAACGCTTCCTGCTTTGCGGTTAGGTTAATGTGGGGCATTAACTTGCCTCCAAAGTTTGGAGCGTGCGGGTCGGAGTCTCGCCGCCCAGATCAGAGTGGACCTCTGATGCCTGATCTTTCGCACGCTTAGGGTATGGTTTTGCTAGTGGCAAAATACGCTCACGCATTTCGGCGTCAAGTGGCATGAGATAGGTATGCTTCCCTGCAACTCGTTTCTTTATTAGATTTGATTGATCAACTCCAGCATCATCAACAGTTTTTTTGTGTGACCATTTCTTATTATACCAAACTTTCAAGGCTGATGCCGATAATCCCTTGTATATCCAATTGCCAGCTTGGTAGATTCCACCATGATGTCCCTGCTCTGGATCAGCATAAGAAACAATCAACTTAAGATCAGGGCTTTGCTTTTTAAGAAAGCGCATAGCCATAGCTGCAATCTTTGAAACTGGTGTTTGATGAGATTTCAAAGCAATTCTTACCAGTTCACATCCCTGATCTTGTCCCAAGCCATAACCTTTGACCATATTACAGTTTGCCCCACGCCCAAACATCACCACACCAATAAACTTGCCAGCCTCCCATGCACCAATCTTAACCAGTTTCCCAGCAGGCACGCACCGACTGTAATGCCAATTCTCACAAGCATATTTCGCCGCAGCATGGGTTGCCCAATCTATTTTAAGCTGCGGCTGCACGAAAATCGAACTCCGATTGGCAGTGAGGACAGATCACCATCTTTGGCTCAAGCTCATCTAGCTTGCCTTGATCATCTTCAGTTCCAGGCTCAAAATTGACTTCAAGAATGAAATTAGCCAATTCACGCTCATCAAACCCCAGCAGATCAAGATCGAATCCTTCAAGGTTCAAATCCTCAATCTCAGCCTTGAGCATTCCAATATCCCACCCGGCATTGAGCGCCAGTTGGTTATCAGCGATCACCAGTGCGCGCTGTTGGGCCTTGGATAGATGATCAAGGATGATGGCCGGCACATCCTCCATGCCGAGCTTACGCGCCGCCAGCAGGCGACCGTGGCCGGCAATGATGGTGTTATCGCCATCGATGAGGATTGGATTGGTCCATCCGAACTCCCTGATGCTCGCCGCGATCTGGGCTACCTGGGCATCGGAGTGGGTGCGGCTGTTAGACGCATATGGGATCAGGTCTGCGACTAGGCGCGTTTCAATCTTCGGTATCATCTCAGTTTCCGTTCTCGGTCTGGTTCTGATCATTTACATCAGGCGAGCCATTCTGGCAACGCTCCAGCCTATCGACCACCAGCAGAGCATATCCAGCGATGTCGTGCCAGGAATCTATATGATCCGGATCGCCATTGAGAATCCGCGCCATCTTAACCGCCACCATCTCCAAGCTTTCTTTCATATCGTTTGGCAGCTTCGCCCAATTTGGACTGTGCCTCATTATATCCTTGAGCGCCTGAGATAGCCTAGCCTGATCTTCAAACTCGCCATAACGCGATCCACGCTCTTCCAGAATTTGATCTATTTCCATCTCTCTAATTTCCTCCCGTATTGGTATCGTTCGCATCGTCGGTAACTGGTAACCGCTCCTATAGGAGCGGGTTACGTTACGTTACCGCTCGACGCCTTGCCCCATTTCAATTACCATTTAAGTTACCGCCTTCTAAAAAACCGCAGATTTCTGCCACTTTCAGCGGTAACTTTTTTTTAGTTACCGGTAATTACCGACCATGTTTTCACCCATTTTTCGCCATCATCAAAGCGCCAGCGGTAACTGGGCAAATTACCGCCCATCCGTGTGCTTTTGGTTCGATGATTTCAGCGATTGTGAGTGCTCCGACGAGCTTATCCTGGACGCTTGGTTTGACATATTGTTTGGCCGATGCCTCGCTGATGTCGAGCTTCATTTTGATGTGATCAAGAAGCGCCGATCGTGAGATATAAGGCATCCCATCGACCACTTCAGCACCTGCTGCCCACCATGCACCTTCAAACAATTTCCGATGCCCATCGAGCCTCGATTCCTTTTTTCGCTCTGCGGGAGCATCCTCAGCCACCAGGACTGCGCTTGAAACAGGCTCGCCATCTTCATCGAGCCAGCCTTTGATCTGGACCAGTTTGAGGCTGGCAAAGACGGTTGCAGCCTCTTCGGCATCCTTGGACTTGCGCTGGACGATCTGGAGCGGAGCGTCACCCTTGGCTGGGACGATGCTGATCTCAATCTCCAGCGCGCCCTTCCATGCCGACGATCCCCTAGCCCTGTGCTGTGCCTCATCGGAAACTCCGGTGTGATGGACGAGAACGACCGAGCAGTTAAACTCCCGCATCAGTGCCGCGCAGGCATCAATCATGGTCTTGGCATCTTGTGCGCTGTTCTCGTCGCCTGCCAAGAATCTGTGCAGGGTGTCGATGCCGATGACGCTGGGTGCGACTGGTAATGCGCGGATGGCATCGACCACCCTGGCATATCCCTCTGGCGTATTGAGATCGCACCCGGCTTTGGAGATCCACATATCAAGGGAACCAGCACCGTGATGCTGCTTCCAAGCTGCGACTCGGGAGCGCAGACCATGATGGCCCTCGCCTGCTAGGTAGACGGCTGGGCCAGCCTTGACCTTGTGACCATGCCATTCGCCTATCCCAGCCGCGATGTGCAGGAACCAGTCGAGGACCACGAAGGTCTTTCCGCCGCCTGATGGTCCGTGAACCATGATAAGGGCTTCCTCTTGCAGCCAGTGTTTTACCAGCCAGCGGATCGGAGCTGGTTCGAGGCAGAAACTATCTGCTGGGATCAGCCAGTCGGTGATCGGTGGATTAAGCAGTATCTTGAGATCGTGACCGGCCTGGACATAATCGTTTGCGTCTCCATTGATCGGGATCATGACAACGCGCGCGCCGTGTTTGGCCGAGGCTTGATCGGCATATTTCTGGCCGGTGCCAGATGCGTCGTTGTCGGCCACGATGACGATCTCCTGCGTGGCCCCGTATCGGTCCCGGATCGTGCCGGTGACGGGAACGATGTTGGAGGCTGAGTAGGCGACGATGCAGGGGCGGTGCGTGATCTCATGGATGGTGGCTGCGGTGGCGAAGCCTTCAGCAATGTAGATGGTGCCGGGTTCATCGGTGGTCCCAACCATCCAGTAGCAGCCGCCGGTCTGCCCGCCGCTGTGGTAAAGCTTGGAGCCTTCGTGATCGATGTATTGGATCGAGGCTAATTTGCCGTCTGGGTTATAGAGCGGGACAACCAGCCGGCCATCGCCAGTGACGCGAGCGCCGTGGACTGCAATGCCTTTGCGGGCCAGATAGGGATGATCGGTATGCGCCGCGCCAGCCTGCGTCCAGATCGTTTCAACCGTATCGGATGCAATCTCGCGCTGGCGTTTGATCTCGGCATCGCGGGTGGCTTTGGCTTCGGCCAGCCTGCGAGCGTGCGCCATTTCTTCGGCTGGGCTGATCTGGCGGCCAATATCTGCGCGCCATGTGGATTCGATCCCAGCGCGCCAGCAGCCGAACCGACCAGCCGGGACGCCATCGGAATAAGCCACATACCAGCCTGACTTGTCGTGGCCTGGCTTACCCTTGGTGCCGGAGTTAAAACGATGCATCTTGCCGTCAAGGGTGATCTCGCGTGGCGGTGTCATTCCTGCGCCGGCCATTGCATCGCGCAGTTGGCTCTCTGGTGGATCGGGTTCGATTGGTCTCGGAGGTGACCAAGGCCCACCCAGGATGCTTGTGAGATCAGCCATCTATCGAAACCCCGCTGAGATAATCGGAAAGAACTTTCAGCGTGGTATAAGTTGGATTGGTGTTTGTCCCAGCCCTAATTGCCGAGATGGTGTTTCGGTGGATTCCCGTGTTCTCAGCTACCTTCTCAACATTTCTGTCGTCCAGCAGCGTCCTAATCTGTTCGAGGGTGAACATATTGCCTCCTGTCCTTTTTTGCACAATGAGGGGTTTACAGCCGCACCGTGAATATGTAAACACCAAATCACGCACCGACTGGATCGTCCGATGGGTGCCGAAACGAAAGGAGCCTTTATGGCTATTAATCTCAAGAAAACAGGCGGGCTGACCGCCAACGGAGTCAAGCTGCTGGTCTACGGACAAGCAGGCTCTGGCAAAACTACCCTCATCAAGACGCTGCCGAATCCGGTGGTTCTCTCGGCTGAAGGCGGACTGCTTTCCATTCAGGATGCCGATCTGCCTTACATTGAGATCGCCAACATGGACGATCTGATGGAAGCGTTCACATGGTGCCGGGACAGCAAGGAGGCTGCTGGCTTTGAAAGCGTGGCGCTGGATAGCATCAGCGAAGTTGCTGAGGTTGTTTTAGCGCACGAGCTGAAAGGCAACAAGGATGGCCGCGCTGCATATGGTCAGCTCAACACAACCATGCAGGAGCTGATCCGATCCTTCAGGGATCTTCCCGGCAAGCATGTTTACATGAGCGCCAAGCTGGAGAAGAGCCAGGACGAGATGGGTAAGCTGCTCTACAATCCTGGAATGCCTGGTAAGTCACTGACGCAGGGGCTTCCATACTTCTTCGACGAGGTGCTGGCACTTCGGGTTGAGCGGGACACCGAGGGCGCAACCCAGCGTGCCTTGATGTGCGACGGCGATGGCACTTGGCTCGCCAAGGATCGTTCCGGTAAACTGGAGGGCTGGGAATCGCCAGACCTCGGCGCTCTTATTAGCAAGATCGGGGGTGTGGCATGACACCGCTCTTTGTAAACATCCAACTCTGGATTGACGCCAAGGCCGCAGAGGCTGCGGCGATCAAGCAGCGCCGCGAGATCGAGGACAAACTGGTTAAGCAGTTTGATATTCCAGAAGACCTCGATGGGACCAAGAACATTGATGCCGATACCTATAAGATCAAGATCGAAGGCCGCATCAATCGCAAGGTCAATGCAGACAAGTTGCAGGAACTCGCAGCCGAACATGGTCTGACCGATCACCTTTCCAGCCTTTTCCGCTGGAAGCCTGAGATCGCAATGACCGCTTGGAAGGCTGCGGACAAAGCAATCACGACACCCCTACTGGACGCTATCACGGCAACGCCTGGCCGTCCTTCTTTCACCATTACTGCAAAGGATTAATTGACATGGCATTTCTTGGAGAAACATTTTCGACCGATGATCTTCCGGTTTCCGATCGTTCCTATGATCTGATTCCTGAAGGCTGGTATAATGTCTCGATCACCAAAGCCGATCTCGGCCAGACCAAGAGCGGAACTGGCACCAAGATCGATATGCGTTACGACATCACTGGGCCGAGCCACGAGGGACGAGTGGTTTTCGGCAGCATCAACATCCGCAACCAGAGTCAGAAGGCTGAGGAGATTGGCCGGCAGCAGCTTGGTGAGATTATGCGGGCCATCGGTCTAGCGAATGTCGAGGATACCGATCAGCTCATCGGCGGTCAGATTCAGATCAAGATTAAGATCAGGAAGCCGACCGACAACGACAAGGCCAATGGCTATCACGACGATAAAAACGAGATCGGCGGCTGGAAGTCGCTGAACGGATCGACACCGCTTCCGGCCAGCACTGCGGCACCGGCAGCAACGTCTGCACCTGGCGGATCAAAGCCGCCTTGGGCCAAGTAAAATAAAGAAGGCCCAGCCAGAGAGGGGACACTGGCTGGGCCTAATTTTTCACCAAAAAGTGAGACAGACATGAAGCTGCCAGAACCAGTCCATACCATATCTAGCCTAATTGACCAATACCATGCTGATAACATGGAGAAGCCACGTCCGCATATGGGTTGCAGCACGCTGGGCCACCCATGTGATCGGTGGCTTTGGCTGTCATTCCGCTGGGCGGTCCGCGAAGAATTCGAGGGACGCATCCTGCGCTTGTTTAGGCGTGGCCAGATGGAGGAGGCGACTATCGTCTCTGATCTGCGTGCGATCGGAATAGATATTCGCCATGCTGGTGACCGCAATCAGAAGCGCGTTAACTTTGGCAGTCACGTTTCTGGGAGCCTTGATGGCATCATAGAGTCTGGAGTGCCGGAGGCACCGAAGAAGCGCCATATAGCTGAGTTCAAGACACACTCGAAAAAGAGCTTTGACGATATGGTCAAACTGGGTGTCGAGAAGTCGAAGCCGATGCACTTTATTCAGATGCAGGTCTATATGCACGGAACAAATGTCGATCGCGCACTTTATCTGGCGGTCTGCAAGGACGATGATCGCATCTATACCGAGCGGGTGCGTTACAATCCTGAAGTTGCCACTAAGGCCATCGAGCGTGGCCAGCGCATTGCCTTGGCCGATCGGATGCCGGAACCATTGAGCGCTGATCCAAGCTGGTATCAGTGCCGCTTCTGCCCAGCGCATAGCTTCTGCCACAAAGCCGAGCCAACAAAGTTCGCCAACTGCCGCACCTGCGCGCATAGCACTGCGATGGCGGATTCAACCTGGCGCTGCGAACGCCATGAGGCTGATGGCATTCCGGTCGAGTTCCAGCATGAAGGCTGCGACGACCACATCCTGCACCCTGACTTGGTTCCCTGGCCGATGATCGCCAGCGAAGATGGCCTGAGCGTCATGTGGCGCATTGGTGATCGTGTGATCGAGAACGGAGCAAAAGGATACAAGAGCCGCGAGATCGTGGCCAACCCATCTGCCTGCGGAGATCCGATGGTCGAAGCAGCCAAGGCGCTGTTTGATGGTGCGGAGGTGGTGGGCTAATGCTGAGAGACTATCAGCAACGCACCATCGACCAGCTCTATGCGTGGTTCTCGGCTGGTAACAAAGGCAACCCATGCGTGGTTATGCCGACGGGTGCTGGCAAGAGTCACATCGTGGCTGCGCTTTGCAAGGACGCGATCCAGAACTGGCCTGAGACGCGGATCTTGATGCTGACGCACGTTAAGGAGCTTATCAGCCAGAATGCCGAGAAGATGCGCCTGCACTGGCCTGGCGCACCGATGGGCATCTATTCGGCTGGGCTGCGATCAAAGCGCCTTGACGAGCCGATTACGTTTGCCGGAATCCAGTCGATCAGGAGCCGCGCTTCTCAGGTCGGCCACATTGATCTCTGCATTATTGATGAGTGCCATCTGGTCAGCCACAAGGATGAAGGCGGCTATCGGACATTCTTGGCCGCGCTGAAGGCGATCAATCCTGCGCTGCGTGTGGTGGGTTTAACTGCCACCCCATATCGGCTGGGGCATGGTCTAATCACCGATGCGCCTGCGCTGTTCCATGCTCTGATTGAGCCGGTCAGCATCGAGGAGCTGATCCACAAGGGCTACCTTTCAACGCTGCGGAGCAAGATCACGAGAACCGTTCTGGACACGACTGGCGTCCACAAGCGAGGCGGTGAGTTCATCGAGAGCGAGTTGCAGGCTGCTGTTGACACCGACGAGAACAATTTGCGGGTTGTGCGTGAGGTGATCGATCTGGCCGGTGATCGGTCTGGATGGCTGTTCTTTTGCGCTGGCGTCCACCATGCCGAGGCGGTGGCCCAGGTGCTGAATGCTCATGGGATCGCTGCTGCCTGCGTGATCGGGACAACGCCACCAGCCGAGCGTGAGCGGATACTGACCGACTTCAAGTCTGGGAGGCTGCGAGCATTGACCAATGCCAATGTCCTGACCACCGGATTTGATTATCCCGACATGGACCTGATCGCCATGCTCAGGCCAACCATGTCGCCAAGCCTTTATGTGCAGATGGCTGGTCGAGGGATGAGGGTTAAGAGCCACACCGATCATTGCCTGGTGCTGGACTTTGCAGGCGTTGTGGCCACACATGGTCCGATTACGGCGATCAATCCTAACAAGCCCAAGGGCGAAGGCAATGGCGAGGCTCCGGTCAAGGTCTGCGACAACTGCGGCGAGCTGGTCCACATCAGCGCCAAAATCTGCCCAGCCTGCGGAGCGGCATTCCCTGAGCCTGAGCGTGAGAAGCTAAAGCTGCGCGACGACGACATCATGGGCCTGGACGCTACAGAGATGGCCCTGACCGACTGGAACTGGCGCAAGCACACCAGCCGATCCAGCGGAAAGGATATGCTGGCGGTGTCGTATTATGGCGGGTTATCCGATCCCAGCGTGGTCGAGTATTTTCCGGTGACGCATGAGGGCTATGCCGGCGAGAAGGCGCTTAATGCAGTGGTGTCTATTGCTGAGAAGGCTGGCACGATCTTTACCGGAGCCAACACGCTTGAGGAATGGGCAGATCGATTGAATGCTGGTGCTTGCCCTGGCGTGATCCGATACCGCCGAGATGGTAAATATTACCGAGTGACGCGAAGGAGTTGGGATAATGACTAGACCGCCAAAGCCAGACTTTCTGATCCAATACGAGGAATGGAGGAAAGTTGGCCCACCGCAGTGCTGCCATACCTGCGATCATTTCGGCGGACGCGGCGAGTGCTTTATCTTCGGCACCTATCCGCCAGCCGAGTTTGTGAACAGCGTAGGCAACTGCGACAAATGGGAGCAATCTATTCCGTTTTGAAGTTAGAAATGGTAATCGTCATTCATTGAAGGAGGCGATTATGGAAAAGGTCTGTTTTAAATGCTCTGAGACGAAGCAATTATCTGAATTTTATAAGCATTCTAGAATGGCCGATGGTCACTTAAATAAATGCAAAGATTGCACGAAAAATGACGTCATGGAACATCGCATCAAAAATATCAAAAAAATCAGACAATATGACAGGGATCGAGGAAAGCGGCCTGAGCGCATTAAAGCCAATATTGAGATAAATAGGATGTGGCGAGCAGAAGATAAGCGCAGGCAAAAAGCACACAACGCTGTTTTTGCAGCCGTTAAAAATGGAAAGTTAATAAGGCAATTATGTTGCAGGTGTGG